CAATTGAAGCACCGCCAGCACGACCAGATAGAAACTTGCTGATTGCCATTATGTCCCCTGACTATTTCGCCAGCGCAGATACATTCCCAATGTGTAAAGCATACGTTCTGATTCCTGCATCAAAACTGATGGAGCAATACCAGTTTCAACTGCAAGATAAGCCAAATACCAATGTTGGGATGAGTCACCCAACCCGGTTATTTTGGGTCTTGTTCACTCGCTTCAATTGTTTCAACATCGTCACACCATTCTTCAAAACTTTTCTTAGTCTTTCCGAAGCGGTGTAGCCAATGCCACGCCAACCAAAGTAAGTCAGTTATGCGAAAGTCTGATTCAAGTGAAGCAACTGACTTTGTGAACTTGTCCTCGAAAGCAACAAGGTCACGAGCGGTAGCAGAAACTTCTTCTACTGTTTGATCGTTAAAAGTTACGCGCAGGTTTACTTTCATGTTAGGAAGTTGCCCGTACTACTGTGCCAGATGTTGGCCAAGTTACGCTGAAGGTAGCGATATCGCCTACTGAACTCGCGTGGGGAGAATAGCTATTTACCAGACACGTTGCGGTGTAGCTCGGGTTAGCAGTTGATACGGCTGAACTTGTTGGTGTAATAACAACAGTTGCAAGCGTGTTGAACAACGGGAAGATCGTTGCATCTACGGCTGAAGCTGCGAAGTCCTGCATGAACTGAAGTGTTAGCGAACCTGTTTTAAGGCCCCCTATCCGTTCGCGAAACGTGGTTCCAAAACTGCTCGTTTCTAAGTCATCGGATTCTAAAGCCAATTCAACTTGGTTTAGAGAAGTCGAAAGGTTTGTGCCGTTAATGGTCACCTTGTAATCGGTAGCTGCGAATTTCGCCATGCTGTTTTGCTCCTAGTCTGCGTAGCAGAGAACTAAAAATTCTGCTGCTAGATAGTTTACTTCACCAACAGCAATGCTTGCGTAAGCCCGCATATCGGTGACTCTTAAATCATACACTTTGCCAGCGAGTGTCTTGTCTGACTCCAATGCCAACTTAATACTGGATGCACCTGTGCTCGAACAGAAGGCATCTATGGCGTTCTGCGCTGATCGTTCTGCCACGCGCCCAACTAGAACTACAACGGTAAACGTGTAGGTTTGCATACCTCTATGAAACGTGTCATCAAAAGAAATTGAATTTGGCTGAACAATTGCAATAGGTGGGTTTGGATTATCAGGCATGACGGCTGCGGTTCGTAGCCCAGTAATAGTTGCAAGATTAGCCGCTAACCCTGTTCTTATTTCCGATAGCAAGGCCATTAGACAAAGCCACGCATTCTGCGATACGGCGCGACCAGTTGCGCAACGTCAGGGTCTATGTCGCGTGTTACGGAAATGGCCCCTAAATCTCCGAAGCCTGCAACGCCTAAGGGACTATCAAGTCGTTTGAAAATTCTGCTTGCCTGAATGATGCAGGCTTGAGTAATTGCAATTGGAACTGATGCCCAACCAAAGACTGCGGTTAGTTTAATCAAAGCCTGTTCTGCTTCTACTGGAAATAAGTAATTCTCAACGGCGCGAATGCGTGTGTATGGAACGGCAAGACCATCTACGTTTCCGTTCAATGGCTCTAGCTGATAATCACCAACGGCAAACGTGGTATCAAATACACCATCACCGGCAGACGAAGTTTGCAATGTTAGTGCGGTGCTTGAGACATCATCTATCTGAACAATGAAAGAATCATCTGCGGCGTAGTAGCGCGTAGCAGTTCCAGATGAATAGAAGTATCGCCCTGCGTGTCCGTCAATTGCGCGTGATGCAGACTCAACTGCCATCTCTAGCAGACTGTCATCCACGCTATCTGAAATGCGAGCTGCTGCCTTGATTTGTGCAAGTGTGCAATATCCATTAGTGATCGCCAAAGTAACTCCTAAGTCTAGGTCTATTCTACTTGCGTTCTTGTAATGCCCTGCGAATACCTTCGCGCAAACTTATCTGCGGAATGAAATACTGATGCGACAAATACGGATCGCCTACCCGATACTGAACCCCTGTTGGCTTTGTGATTATGTGGTTGAACTCTGGTGTGATGCCGGCTTCTTCGCAGACCATCTTTGCCAGTTCGTTGAAGCTAGTCGGGAAGCCTGAACACAAATTGAACGTGCCTTTGTATCCCGTCTGAACGTGCCAAAGAACAGCCTGAACAATGTCCTCAATGTGAATGAAGTCGCGCACCTGTTCACCATCGCCCCAAATGTCAAACACTTCCACGCCTGCTAGTGCGCGGTCAATGAAACTAGGAAACGGATAGTCAGAGTCTTGGTCTGATCCGTAACCAGAGAACGGCCTGAACACAAATAGGTTCGTGCCGTCTAAGAACTGCGCCAGATACTCGCCAGTTAGTTTTGCCCAACCATAAGTTAAGTCAGGGTTGCGAACTTCGTTCAGGTTAAGGTCGTGTTCTGCAAGTCGCAATAATCGGTGCGAGTTCTGTAACTCAATTGGATATGCTGCGGAACTTGAGAAGTAAACCGTATTTATGGGTTTAGTTCTTTGCACCCAATTAAAGAACTCTGCATCTATGGATAAGTCAGTTGCCACCGATAACGGCTCACCTTCGATAGTTGCGCGACCACCAACTATTGCGGCTAAGTGAATGACTAGATCGAACTGGTCTGTATTGATCTTGAAAAAATCGCGGCAGTCGTTGCCGTCTTTCAAGTCAATCCCGGTTATCTCGCTGTCTGGTAATGCCTTGATAAAGTTCCGCCCGACAAAACCCTTGTGACCTGTGATAAGTATTTTCATTACCAAGCCTTTACATTCTCAACGTCATGAGCAAACTCTGTTGCAAGGTATTCCGCAAAGATAGCCTGATCGCCGTTGTGCATTTCAGGATTGTTTACGGCTGCGTATCTTTCGTCATGTTCTGCCTTGCCGTTGGTGTAGTGCAGATGTTCAAGAATTACATCTGGCAAGTAGTTCGCGTTCTCTAATGCCTGACCCATTGCTAACCAGTAGTTGTCTAGGAATAGGTGCTTCAAGTTTGGTGGTGACATAAACCCCGTAGCCCTGATTATTTTGCTAGACATTACTACGGCAGTTGGCAGATTCTCACCTTGCAATAAATCGTTACCGTAAGCAATGCCCGGTTCGCTGCCAATGGCTTCAGCTAGTTTGGTATCCCAACCACCTGTGCGCGGTAGGTGATCGTCACCCATAAAACAGATGTAGTCATAGTCAGGCGCAAACCATAAAGCCCAATGATTAAGTGTGCCGTTCATTCCCATACGTTCAGCAATGCAAACCTTGACGTTATCTAGTCCTGCGGTTTCATGCATTAGACCTTGATAAGTCTTAACGTCATCTGCATCTATGGCAAACACAACTTCAGTAAAGTCTGCTGTTGAGTTGATCGCTTCAAACAAACGGATCGCGTTATCGTTGCGACCACGAGTAGGAATAATTGTAAGCATTCTCATTGTTGAACCAATCTCCAGAAGGTATCCCCGGCGTTATCTATCATGTGTCTTAAGTGATCTGCATCTTGCCAATCTTCAACGCTAGTAATTCCAACCAGTTCGTTCGTGTGAATCCTGCAACCAGAAAGAACGGCTTCCATAACTGCGCGGCATTCTGATTCAAACGCTAACGGCAAATGAACAAACCATTCACATCTAGCCATTGCATCTAGAACTTCATCACGCGACACGTTACTAAGTGACTTGAATTGGTAGCCTGCTTGCGCTGCCCAAATCTCTGCTTTCAGTTTTCCTTTGAGTGGATGTTCACGCGCTGCCCATAACGCAAACGGCTGCTTGTCCATGTGGTCATAACACTTAGACGTGTCGAAGTAGCTGAGAACTTGCGCGGTCTTGCGTGGTTTACTCCAAGCCAATTCTCTGCGCATGTGTGCTGGCGTATGTGTAACGAATAAACGACTGCCACGAATCAAAGCGTTAAGCCCTGCGCGTGGTGTTTGTAAATGATGCACAAAGACAAACGGCTCATACTCACTTAGTTGGTTCAGCTGCTGATCTGTGAACACATCCGTTCCAGTTACAACCACAGAATCGAATTGGTGTATGTCGTGTGTATCGAATGTCTGCGGTGTGACAATTTGTATATCAAAACCCAATGGTGCTTGAAGTCGGTATTCATAGTCAGACATTTCCGCGCCACCTGCGAACTGCCCTGTGAATAGCCCTGACACGCTCTCAGACGAACGTAGAGCCACGTTAGGGTCATTCTCTATGTGATGGGTGTACCAACCTATTTTCACGCCGTAGGCCGTTCTGTGCCTTTTGCCCCGATGACCTTTAGGGCAGGTTTCCAGAAGCCGTTGAATACGGTATCCGCGTTATACGCCTTAGCAAAATCCTGCGCTTTTTGTGAGCGACCCCTGCCACGTTGATACGCCTGTTCTAGTGCATCCACAATGCCGGGAACGCTAGGCATATGAAACCAACTAGATTGCGGTGCATCCCATAAAGGCTGACCATCTATTAACCAACCATCACCAACGAGTTCTGTTGAAGCTGCAAAGTCAGAAACGATTACGGGAGTTCCGCAGGCTTGCGCTTCTACTGTTGGAACACCAAAGCCTTCGCCGTAGCTGGTGGCAAGTAAAACATCCATTGCCGTATAAAGCGTTGCCAAAGTTGATTGGTCTATTCCTGATCTAAGTAGGTAAGGATCGACAAATGAATACTGGTGTTCTTTGATTCCAACTGAACTAATAAGTTCTTGCAACTTGATGCCACCTAATGAACCGTTTGAATCTGTGTGCAGATAAAGAACAACGTCATCGTGCATCTGCGCAAACATTGAGAACGCCAGAATGTTCTCACCAAATGCTTTGCGGTTAGGTGACACGCCTTTGTTAGCCGCGTTCATTCCAACAACAAATACATCTTCACTAGCACCCATAAAATCTCTGCCAGTTGTTCCCTTGTGTCGCTTCATTGGCTTGAATGCAGATTCAATTGCGTGTGGAATGTATAGAGATTCAATCCCTACGTTTTCCAACATGGCTTGCCCGTACTGACTCATGGCGATAGGTGTAACAAAGTCTTGTCTGCACCATGCTGCAACTTGTGGCGGTGCAGGGATGTGATCTATTGGAACCCAACTAGCCACGTTCCAGTCTGACCAACGCTTACCCTTTAGAACCCAAGTGTCATAAAGAGTAAACAGAATGTGATTTTGTTTTGGATTGCGTTCTGACCAGTCAAACATATGCGCAGGGATTACATCATTGGAATACATATCTGCGCCACGTTGATAAACGGGAATGCCGTTCCAGTCGGTATTAGCACCTTCTAAACCGTAGTTGTTAAAGATGGCTACGTTGTTTCCAATTGCTTTCATACGGCTAGTGACTTGAGCCGTTTGCATCCCGTACCCTGTGTTAGCCCAAGGCGCGTTAGATACCCAACCAATACATAAAGAATACTGCACAGATAATCCTTTGTTCGCAGTTAGTAGAAACTTATCTTAAAACCTGCCATAACAAAAGCAGAACCCCACCAAGCCTGCGCTCCCGGTGGGGTTCTACGTTTTGGGGTCGTGCTACTAGCTGGCTCCACCTGCGAAGTACTTCACATGGCTTGTCTGAATTAGGTTGCCGTCTACGCGCATTGTGGCGCGGAAGGTAACCAAGTCATTCTGGAATGCGAAATCGTCTGAACGATCTAGACGCAATCCACCAACTTGGCGTACGAAGTAACTTGGAAGGTTACCGAATATGACACTTTTGGCGTTTACTGCGGGATCGGCCATTGCTGGATTTTCGAACACTTCGTAACCAAGAACTAGGTCACGCTTGTCACCGGATAGTGCTGGTGAGAATACATAGTTACCTGCGGTATCTTTCAATTTCCTGACTGCCGCAATACTTTTCGCATTCATCTGGAAACCCGTTCCAGCTAATTGACGGCCTGCGGTATCAACGCTGTAAACCAAGTCAATTAGGTTGTCTGCGGTGAATGCACCAGATACGCCAGTTCCACCAGTTACACCTGAACCGGCAGTTGTAACGATGCCGTTTGGCTGTACCGTTCCAGTTCCAGTTGTTAGTGCGCCATTGACTGCGTAGCCAATTGCGTTACCAGTTTGTGTTGCAAGGAATCCAAGAATATCCACGCCTGAATCTTCAACCATTTCGCGGCTGA